TAGTCTTTATTAAAAAAGAAGATGATGGTACAATACTTCCAGGTTGTCAGTCTGAACAACTTCTTATTGCTCTTATAGATCGTCATAAGAAATTAAATGACCGATTTCCTTCACGAGAAGGTGCTCTCGCAATAACTAAAATGGAAGAAGCTCTTTATTGGTTTCAAGCTAGAGTTGAAGAACGTGTTAATAGAAATGTAATGGGTGAACTGAAGAAGTAATGAAGTTTTTTAAATTTGAAAATGGAGAGATAGTACTAGATAAAGCAGAAATTGCTTTATATGGTAATTTCAAAAAGATTCTCTCTAGAGATAGGGGTGGTAGAGTTCCAGGTGATCCTGATGGACGTTTAAAGATGTATGCTTTTAGAGAATTTGCGTATATCTATTTTAAATGTGATTTTGAAGCGTATCCTTCTCAACATGGATTAAATGAACAAGAGGCACATCACTATGCTGTTCAACAAGCACGTCTTGAGAAAAATTATGATCCAGATGAAGTTGTAAAAGCAGCAATGCGTCAATATGAGAATGAACATCTTTCTCCTGGAAAGAAAGCTATCAAAAGTTTAATTCGTCTTTTTGTTTCTAATGACAGAATTGTTAGTAAGATTGAAAATAATATTACTGCTACATTAGATTTACCTACTCTTACTCGTGATCAAATTACTGAACTTCTTACTTATCAAAAACAACTAATTGAAATTGCTACTAGTGTTCCTGCTCAAGTTAAAAAACTTCGTGAAGCTATGACTCTTCTTGAAGAAGAAGATAAAGAAGTTAAAATTGCTAGAGGAGGTAGTGAAGTAGCACTTAGTATGGATCCTGAAAATGATATTGAAAATTAAATTATTATGAATGAAGTTTATATACCACAAGTAGGTGATATTATCCTTGTTAAGGGTAATGCTTGGCTAGCTAGAGCAATTCAGTTTTTTATGCGTATTTATAGAAAACGTAAAGGATTAGCTACTGTAACTACTGTTACAAATCATGTTGCACTAGTTGTTGATTTATGGGGAGTATTAATGGTTGTTGAATCTGATGCTCATGGTGTTCAGGCTAGATATAATGTTCAAGATTATATCTCTAGACGTAAAGTAAAAATTAAACGAATTTATCCTCCTGTGCACAATGACTTTAGTAGAATTGCCTGTCAATATTTTATGATTCCTCATAAGTATGATTTTCTTAATTTTATATTTCAGATAATACTTGTTTGGACTGGTTATTGGATTGGGCCTACTAAATATAAAGCTACACGTAGACTTTATTGCTCTGAGTATGTTGCTGTTGTTCTTGATGAATGTTATGGTATATATAAAGGACAAACATGGGATAAAAATCCTCTTGATATTGATTTAACTGCAGAACTTACAGATGTCTATAGAAACTTCTAATATATCATTTGAAGTAACTAATTATACAAAGAGTCTTCATCCTTTTATTGATTATGTTTTTGAAGATAAGTCACATTATCTTCCTGCCTCTAAAAAAGGCTACATAGATAAGGATGAAGACTTTTTAATTGGTGATAGTAATGGCTTCTTAATGAGGATGGATTTTGTATTTGTCAATACTCATTTTTTTACAGAAGCTGCTACTTATTTTGAAAAACATAAGGTTTATTGTAGTGATAAGATTAATAGTGTAGGATGGACTAGTTTTTGGAAACGTGAGACTCAAAGAAGGAGAAGTGGAATGACTGCTCCTTGTAAGTTATATCGTAAAGATATTGATGCTTATAATTCTGCTAGTGAAGAAGATAAAATTAATTATCTTTATCCTCTTCGTATCACAGGAGATCATTATAACTATCTTAATTATGGTAGAATTAAACGTACTCCAAATGCTATAGAACGTATTCAATTAGATAAACAAGGTAAAACTAAACAAAAGTTTGTTCCTGGATTTCCTCGTTTTTGGGATGGAGATTATTGGAATTTTAAAATTGATGAATTTGTTGCATTAAATGGATTTCATCTTTGTAAAGGTAAAGCTAGACGTAAAGGATATTCTCATAAACGTGGTAGTCAGGGTGCTAATACAATTAATTTAAATAGGGAAATAACTATATTACTTGCAGCATGGGATATTAAATATCTTACTGATCCTGGTTCTACAACAGATATGTTAAAAACTTGTTTAGATTGGTATGAGAATCATACGTTTTGGAAACGTGGTTATTTAAGTGAAGATTTAACTAATATTGAATTAGGTTATAAGTTAAGTAAGACTGGTAATAAGAAATATGGTTTTAGAAGTAAGGCTATCAGTGTTACTTGTAGAGATAATCCTAATGCTGCAGTAGGTAAAGGTGGAGTTGAAATAGATTTTGAAGAAGCTGGTGTATTTCCTAATCTTCAAGAAACATTAAATGTTACTACATCTGCTACTGAATCTGGAGATGAGACTGTTGGTACAATACGTGTATATGGAACAGGTGGTACTAAAGGAGCAAATTGGGTAGATTTTAGTACTGCTTATTTCAATCCGAATAATAATGACATGATGCCATTTGAAAACATTTGGGATGTTAATATGCGTCATGCTGTTTGTGGATTTTTTCATCCTCAAATGTGGAACTTTGAACCACATATGGATGAACATGGAAATAGTTTCCTTGTTAAATCATTTCTTATAAATAGAGAAAACAAAGAGGCTAAACGTAAAACTCTTCCTGCTGATGACTTTGCTATTTATTGTTCTCAACGAGCAGATAGTCCTAGTGAGGCATTTAATATTGAAACTGAAAATATATTTAGTAGTACTGAATTAAATGATCATATTAAAACACTTCGTGCAAATCAGAGTAATATTATTTATCGTGAGGGTCAATTTACAATTAAAAAGAATAAGAACGAATTTATTAAGTTAGATGAAGACTATAAGGAAGTTCCCCTTATAAGTAAAGATAGTATCTATTTTGAAACAAATGATGAACTTTATCGTAGAGGTGAGAAAGTACATCCTTATATAACTAATGTTCCATTTACTAGAAAAGATGATGTTTATGGAGCATGGCGAATTTATCATGAACCATTTAGAATAAATGGAGTTATTCCAGATAATTTATATTGTATTGTTGTAGACTCTGTTGGCAAAGATAAAACCATAAAAGAAGTTAATACTAAAAATTCTCTTAATGCAATATATGTATTGAGTTATCCAAATGATATTGGTGTTCCTGGTGATCAAATTTGTGCTGTATATGTTGGTCGTCGAGATGATTCTCAAGAAGCTTGCTCTATTGAATGTCTTAAAGCTAGCGAATATTTCAATGGTAAAGTACTTCCTGAAACAGATAGAGGTACAGTAGTTGCTGATTTTAAACGTTGGAGCAAGGCTCATCGACTTATTAAAAACCCTCTTACTAGTGCATCTACAACTGTTAAAGAATTACGAAGTAATGAATATGGAATTTATATTGGCGATGGTGATAATGCCGTAGATGGAATTATAAATCTGAAACGATGGTTATACGAGTTGATAAATATTAACGAGGACGGAAGTCTGGTTTATCGTTTACATTATATATCTGATCTCCCTACTCTATTAGAGTTCCAACAGTTTACAATTAAAGGTAACTTTGATAGGATTTCTTCACTGCGGGTTTTTACGTTTGAAAGACTTGCTTATATTACTAAAAGAAGAAAGCCTAATAATGTTAGAGCAAATGGTACTTTTTTACATTCTCTTGGATTATATAAAACATATTAACTTATGGTAGAATTTCCAAATCAACAATGCAGTAGAGATGAAAAGGAAACAGCAACTTTTTATAAACCTACATATGATTATCTTATTAATAAGGCTATAAACCTTAATTCTAAAGATAAAGAAAAAATTAAAGTATGGCTTGAAGCAGCTAATGGACATATTAGTAATGCTTCGATTAATTATCTTATTTCTCCTATTTTAGATGAAGAAACTAAAAAACCTATTGGTAAACTTCCTGGAGAAATTAGAGATATAGATTTAATTACAACGGTAAGAGAACGAAATATTGGTGAATATATTGGTCTTCCATATAATCTTACTGTCAATGTTTTAAATGCTGATTCTGTTCTTCGTCGTGATTTAGCAGTTCGTGAAGAAGTAAACAAATTAATGCAACAATCATTGATTAATTTACTTAATGAACATTTTCAGAAAATATCTAATCAAGAAATTCCAGAAGATTCTGAACCACCTAATATAGAAAAGTTTGCTAAAGAATTTATTGAAAAATGGGTTGATGATAGAGCTATTCAAGGTAAACATATTCTTGAACTAATTAATACCATTAATGATTTTGATACCAAGCGACTGCAATCTTTTTTCTATTGGTGGTGCTGTGAAGAATTTTATACATACAGAGAGATTTTAAATAATGAGGTATATACTCATGTTTTATCACCTCTTGAAGGTTTTCCTATTTATAATGACGAACAATTTGTAGAAGATTTTACAGGCTTTGTAATTAAAAAGGAAATTACTTTAACTAAAGTTAAAGCTCTTTATTGGAATAAACTTACAGAAGAAGAAAAACGTTATTTAGAAAGTCTTGTTCGAGATTCTAATGGACGCTATGTTGCTAAAGGTCTTTGGCTTGCTAGTAGAGTAATTTCTAATAATCAAGTTAGTGATATAGACTATAGTCTAAATAAAGAAATGAATTTTGATGTTACTGATTCAAGTGAGTCTTTAACTGAATACACAATAATTTGGAGAACACAAGTACCAATTAAAGTTCGTACATTTGTTGATCCGCTTGGAATAGAACAAGAAGAAGTTGTTGGAAATGATTATGAATTAGATCCACTATTCGATACAGATATTCGTACAGAATGGATTGAAGAAGTTTATATTGGAAAGCGATTTGGACATGAAA